AATACGGTAGTGGGATTGTTTGTAATGGTCCAACTATGACGTTATCCCCATTTTATATGGGGAATGACTCAATACCCTATGACTATGAAGGTTATCAGAAAAATAACCAATGGGGTGCACAACTTAACTTTATGGTCCCATTAGATTGGTCCACCATCGATAGATGTAAATCAATTGCTAAACGTAAGGAACAGAAGATGCAGTTAGATTATGAACTAGTTAGAGCACTTAAATGTGCAGAACTGCAGCAGAAAGGTTTCACCTTTAGACCGGGATCACGGGTAGAACACATGTGTCATGATGTTGTACCTATCGTATCAATACTTTCAACCACTGAATAACAATGGAACTATTATTTTTATCAGAACCAGCATTTTGGGTAATCCTTGCCCTAGCATCAGAACTGATTGCACTATCTCCACTAAAGGAGAACTCAGTTATACAAGGTGTATTGACCCTAGTTAATAAATTAAAGCCGAGTAAAGAACCGGAACGTAATGACTAAGAAGGAGCAGCGAAGCTGCGCTAAAGCTACAGAGGAAACGTTTAACGAATTACACAATCTAGTCACAGAAGAATTTCTTAAAAGAGTCAAGAGTGGTGAAGCTACGGCGCACGAACTAAAGGCAGCTTGTGATTGGCTAGTAAAGAATGACATTAGTGGAGTCGCTTACGAGGGAAATCCACTACACAAACTGGCATCAGTAATGCCAAAAATCGACCCAGAACTAGTCCAACGGAGGCTGTATGGCAAGAAAGAAAAAATCGGGGCCTAGATACGCTAACGGTAACCGTAAAGTCCAACAAAAAGCTTACAACAAAACTAGAAAGGGTCTGAGGATCCGTGTTGGAGCTAATAAACTAAGACGTAAGTTAAAGTTAAAGGTTGGTGATAAGCGTGATGCTGCACATTATAAGGGCAGTAAAACAAAGGGAAGGCCACAAAGTCGTAGTGCTAATCGTAGCAGACGCAACAGTTTAAAAATTAAGAGGAAAAACTAATGAATTTAAGTTGGGTAACAGATTTGTTAAAAAGCCCTGAAGTGATGCAAACGATTGCTGGAGAATTACATGGGTTAGGTGTTGGGTATAACCTAGATTCTGTCGCTTCGGGTTTGACGATTGGTAGTGCGTTGGAACCATTCATCAAGAATCCAACGCTTGGTAAAGATACACCAGGTAAAATGGATGTACCGAAAGGATGGATAGAAAACCTTACAGGGAAAGCACTCTTAGGCATAAATCCAGAAGGGGAGACACCGTATAATTTTGATATAAATAGTTTCATGGGCGGGTCCCCAATCGGTATGAACGTTAATCAAGCTTTAGAGAATGAAGATTGGGGTGCTTATTTTGCCGACTGGTGGTAAATAAATTATGGCACCAAACATAGATCACAGAGAACTCAGTAAGAAAAAAGTACAAGAGTTTTTCAATAAACAAAATCTCTCAAGAAAGCAAATTGAACAGCAAGGTGGCTTAGATGTAAATTGGTTGCCTAGATTAGAACCATATATTAATTGGTTAGGGCAGAGTGGTCTTCTAGAAAAACAAGGTATAAATCCTAAAGATGTTACATTTAGGAACTTTATAAGGACACAAAACGCACAAATACAAGCAGCATATTGGGAAAGAGACCTTGCACGTATGAGCACTGGTGTACCGCAGGATATGGCTCATAATATATCTATAGCTGCGGCTGGTGCTCATGGTTGGGCTAATGTTGCTGCTGATGTGAGTAGGAAAAATAAACAAGAACAACATCGGTCTGGAAGATCCCGCGAAACTACAGCACAAGCGGGAATACCAACAAATGTGTTAGAAAACTATTATAACTTTGTATTCTCTCATGGTAAGAAACCATTCCCACATAAGGTTGATGCACCATATGTAAGAGAAAGATTCTTCCATGATGAAGCTAAACCATCAATTGAAGGTTTAAGAGCTACATATGATATATATGATAGATTTGTACAACATCCAGAAACACCTCCTTATACTGGTCCTGCTTTAGCTGGTCAACCATGGGTAGGTGGATCTAAGTGGGGAAAATATACTTCTGAAGCCGAAAGTGGTAAAGTAACGTCAACTTATGATCCAAGTGTAAGAGACCGAGCTGGATTTAAACCAGGACAACAAGGTCGAGTAGCTTTACCTTTTATGACTCCAACTCAGTTACCTAAAGCAGGACCACAAGAAAAAGTAAGCTTACCTCCAACTACATCAACACAACCACCAGAGGCGTTACCAGTAAAACCACCACAAGAGAGGCTTTATATTAATCCAAATGAAAGGCAAAAAGTGGAGCCGGTTGAGATTCCGCAAGTAATGACCGCCGATAACCTCGGCCATTTATTAACTATTGCGAATCATATAAATAGATATAGTAAGCCAGTACTTGAATTTGGTAGAGGAGCATTAGGCTTCGGCGCGGAAGCCTTAAAAGCAGCGTATGCTCTATCACAAGTAGGTCGTAGGTAATGACAATTTCAACACAAAACATGGGCGGTACTGGAGATGGATTCTTCCACTACATGACCGCCACTAATCCTGAATTAGCAGGTCCAATGCCAGTAGTTAAGCATAGTATATATACAACTGAGGAGGCGGAGGAACTCAGGGACATCCTGAGAGACCTCCTAGACCCTCTCTAAGGCCCCTTAAGTACCTAATAGGTACATTCTATCACACGACTAATTACAAACCCCTTACAGGAGATTTAAACAACATGGCTAAAAGAAGTACAAAGCTGACTAAAAGAAGTACAGAGCAAAGTTTTTTTAATGGCTACGAAGGCACAAATGTAGCAAGAGATGCTAAAAAGAAAGGTTCAGGAAATTCACAGCAAGGTGGTGCAGCTAGCAAGGCTAACCCAACAGATTTTTATGGACCCGGTGGGATGTTACCTAAAGCTAAACTCGTAAGAGGTGCATGACTGACGTCCTTACAAACCCCTTATAAATAGTTTAAATGGACATATCACAACAAGCTATTAGTGACTATAAAAACCCTAATGCACAGAAACTGTTAAAGATGCTTTCTGGTGCAGAAGGGACACTAAATAAAAAGACCCAGGAGCAACAGTATAATATAATGTTTGGTGGTAGCACGTTTAATGACCTTTCTAAACATCCGAATAAAGTCATACATAGTACAAAATATTCGTCTGCTGCGGCAGGAGCATATCAATTCATGCCTCAAACTTTTCAGGCACGTGCTAAGCAATTAGGATTACCGGATTTTTCTCCTAAAAGTCAGGATCTAGCAGCTTTAGCTACAATTAGAGCTAGAGGAGTTAACCCTACACAACCTATAACTAGACAGATGGTGGCTCAGCTTGCTCCTGAATGGGCATCACTACCTAATATGTCTGGTGTAAGTGTGTATGGGCAGCCAGTGAAGTCATGGAATGAACTAATGCAGTTCTATAATATAAAACCTAAAAAAAGTGTGGTTGGTACTGTTAAGGCTACAGCTGCAGTTAGTATACCTAAAAAGGGACCACTTTCAATATTCGGATTTTAATAACATTACAAAGAAACTTAAATGGCTAGATCAAAACTCAACATCCCCGAAATCAAAAATACAAACCCTAATACAAACCCTGGGAAGGATCTACAGATCGCTTGGTGGGGAGGAGGAGAAGGACAAGCAAAAAAAACTGCTGATCTAATTTACAACAGGAACGTCGTTTTCGAAGCTACCCGAGCTGTCAGTTCTGGAAGAGCAAAAGCCGGGGCAGCGTTTGAGGCTGAGCATGGTATTCCACCGCATAAATACCTAGAAAGGTATTACAAAAGTCAAAAAGCTAAATGACAGACGTTTTAATCGCCCTACAGGACGACTTCAAGCTATTCCTACAGGCTCTTTGGTCACAACTTGACCTACCACCACCTACAAGAGCCCAATACTCCATAGCAGACTACCTACAATACGGACCAAAAAGACTACAGATACAAGCTTTCCGTGGTGTAGGTAAATCTTGGATTACTGGTGCCTTTGTACTTTGGACTCTATTTA